AAGTAATCGTCGTTGAACGAATACCTACTCCGTCCTTACCAGCGATACCATCACGGCCAGTGTTTCCGTCTCGAGAAATATAGGTCTTTTGATAGCCTGTTTCCGTGTGGTTGTCCGTGTAAGTCCAGACCGTCCTCGTCCACAGATACTGCCCTTTGACAAGCGTAGGAACATTGCTTGACCATGTACTAGGCTGAACGCTGTCACTTGAGCTGATACCATAGGTAACAACCGTTGAACGAATACCAACACCGTCACGACCTGGAAGTCCATCAGACCCTCTTTGTCCAGGGTCTCCTTTTTCGCCTTTGGGTCCAGGAGTCAATTCAATTTTTTTCAAGTCATCTTTAGTAGCAACGTCCGTAAAATCAATCTGAACCCGCTTAGCGTTTAATATAACTTCGCCAACCTCATTAACATACAAAATATCCCTATCTCCAGAGGAAATACGAAAACGCCGAACATCGATATGATTACCACTTAGATTATTCACATTGACGTTCCCTAAATTTTGGTCACTGATTGGAATCAATTCCCAATCCACACCGGACCATTGCTTCAATACGACAGAATTTTCAAGAGGTTCATACCACAAATCACCGACATTAGCATTTCCCGGTCTGTCGATTCCACGATAAATCGTGTTCTTTCCGTTTGCGGCGACCTGCACCATGTTACTAGTTTCTGTCTTTACGTCTTCGAGCTGTTGCTCGATGCTCCTCTGTTGGTTGATAGAGTTGTTACTACTTCTAGACTCAAACTGTCCAGCCTCAATCCTCAACAAGCTACCTGCCAAACTGTCATACTCATAACGGATTACCTTAGCTTCTACATGAAACCCATCCTCATCGTGACTGACCGTTACCGTATCGCCAATTCGAACAGTTTCAAGGTTCTGAAAATCGGCATATTCCTTAGTTTTAGACAATTCAACAAAGTCAACCTCATATGAGCAGGTAGGAACGTCAATAAGACCAAACTGCTCTCTAACCAGAGAACGCATCTTGGCATGGGCTTCATTCAGAGGAACAGCATCTTTTGCATCTGCATTTTCACCAACTGCAGCCTTTACATCAACCTCAACTTTACCAATTCTTGGAAAAGGATAGTCACTAATCCGAGGACTATCAACATATTTTTCTGGCAACAAAAGTCCATCAAAACCAATAGGCATGATCCGAGTGATGACCGATTTGTCATCAATGTTAGCAGTATAGCCTTTGAGGTTCTTCTTGTGACGGATTTTAAAACCTCTATTTTCTCCAATTGCTCGATTAAAATAAACCTTAAAATTATCACGTAGAATCTCACCGCCAAACCGATTGACAAAGGAATTATCCAACGACGTATTCAGCAAAATCTCTACACAGTTCTTACGAACTACCCTAGACCCTGCCACCGTGGAAATATCACTAAAGAAAGTAAAAGGATGACGGTACTGTGTATTCTGAGACAATTGCTGCAACCATGCTTGACCACTCTTAGATACAATATTGGTATCCTCTACAAAGTTGAAAGCTAAGTCATAAAAAATGTGGAAAGCATGAATTTCTAACATTCCCATTGACGGCTTAGACTGGTAAATTCGAAACAACTGGTCACCATTTGGAGTGGGAGCCTTGATGATCATACCATTGCGAATCGACTTGCCAAATTTTGCCCCAAGTGGATATTGAGCTGTCAAAGTATACAGATTGTTTAACTCCTCTTCAACATGACACTTTTTCAAGTCATTATCTAATATCCCTAATCCATTATGTTCAAAAAGACTTTCATCAGCCGCATACAAACAAATCATATATACCGCCACCTCCCTTCACAAATGACCTTAGTGATATTTCCTGACCAAGACACCCTGTTGGTACCAGGCACAAATTCGGGAAATTCTCCAACCATATTTCGATTCATATCTACATTCCCTCTATAAGCATTCTGTAAATCGCTATCAAGTTCGATATAGTCACCAACATCACGCAAAATAATGGACTTGCCATTCACCGTCAAAGTGCCAGAACCAAATACTTTCAGATAAGGCTTGGAGCGATAAGTCCCTATATTTTGAAAAGATTGACCATTTACCAATAAAACACTACTGTTCAAAGCGTATTGAAACGGATCACACTCAAACCTAACTGTGAACCGACCATACTCTGCCACCTCGTTCTCAATGTCTGAAAACTGGATTTTTTTGATTTTGTAATACACATCATCATCCGAAAAACGCAAAGTCTTTTTCCCGACAAAGAAGCCTTTGACAGTCCTTACTAGACTCTTGATATTGACCTCTTCCAGCATGTTGTATTCACATTCAATTGGAATATTCTTGTACCCCAACTCTCTCGTCAACGAACCATCCCTACCTGGAATAGAAATATCTTCATACTCCATTTCCGGACTAGGAATCACAGGTCTAGTCGCTAAACAACACTTCAAACTATCTGGGAATGAGCCGTCTAATAACGTTTTAAGCATAAGTCTCCTTTCAAAAAAATTAGAAGTGCTCAGATTCATCCTCTCAGCACTTCCTTTTTAAGCAACACCTCCCGTAGAGAAATTACGGATATCGCTCTTGTCAGCAATCCACTTATCCACCTTATCAAAAAAGTGGTCTGTACCGTAATCACTATCAACAGTGGCATTCATTGTCACATAGTTAGTGACATGGACAGTATTACCTACCATGCCACTCGCTTTCGCTTGGGCTTGACCAATTTTACCTAGCACTTTATCAGTTAACGGCAAAATAGCCTCTGGACCAGCCTCACCTCCAACCATTAGATTGTTTCCGTTTCGACCAAAGGCTACAGGGTCCATCATGATACCACCAGCCTTATACCAAGAAATACTGAATTTTGGAACACTCGGTGGCATCAGACTGAAACTACCGCTAATACTTAGGTGCGGAAGCTTGATTTTAGGCAAACTCCAAGAAAAGTTAAAGAAACTCTTCATGGTATTAATAGCATTTCCGACAGCCTCCTTAGCACCATTAATGGCACGACTAATTGCGTCTCGTATGCCGTTGAAAATATTAACAGCACTATTCTTAGCAGCATTAAATCCATTTGTAATCGAATTACGTACATTATCGACGACTTGGGTAATGTTTGTTTTGATGCCATTCCAAATACTAGAAATTTTGGAGCTTATATTGCTCCAAATTTGAGTAGTTGTACTTGATACAGCAGTCCAAGCTTCTGAAATTTTAGACCTAATGCTATTCCAAATTTCGGTAACTTTACCAGAAATAGCAGTCCAGACACCTGTTAGGTATCCTGAGATTTGAGTCCAAATTTCAGTAACTTTACTAGAAACGGCTGTCCAGGTGTCTTCCATCCATTTTTTGATAGCAGACCAAACTTCTGTGACCTTGCTTGAAATAGCGGTCCATACACCAGTAAGATAGCTACTAATAGCATCCCAAATATTTGAAACAGCATTTTTGATGGTGTCCCATAATTGAGAAAACCATGTAGCAAGCCCTGTCCAAAATTCCTGAGTAAATGCCCAGAATATCTCCCATGCCAATCGTAGAGGTGTTTCAATAGCAAGCCATGCGATGTTAAAAGCCTCTTTTACCAACAGCCACGCAAATGTAAAGATGTTAACTAATCCATCCCATAGCACTTTGGCTCCTTCCATAAAAGATGTCCACGTTTCCGATAACCATGTAGTTAATTCTGTCCACAACTGGACTGTGGTTTCTTTTACACTTGCCCACTTCTCTGCAAACCATTCTCCGATTGGGGCGAAAAATTCTTTAATCTTTTCCCAAGCTTGTCCAACCCATGCGACAATCTCATCCCAATACATGACGACAACTGCCACTAAAGCTACTAATGCAGCACCTATCAATACAGGCCACGATACGATTGCGGAAACTATTCCTCCCAATGCAGGTAACAAAGTCCCTGTTATCCAAGCACCTACTCCTGCTAAGGGTCCACCACTTCCAAAAAGCGCCGCAATAGAACCAATTCCTGTTGCTATCTGGCCAATAAAGATTAAAATCGGTCCAAGTGCTGCCAAGATACCTCCAATGACCAAAATGACTTGTTGCATTGGCTCTGGTAATTCCGAAAAACTCTTGGCTAAATCTGATAGAAATTCAAATAATGGTTCCATTGCATCCAAGGCTTCGGAAGCTGCATCCATCAATGGCCCACCAAACTCTATCGCAATGTCCGTCAACTTATTCTTGACAATTTCTAGCTTGCTTTGAAAAGTTTCATATCGCTTCTGAGCTTCTTCTGACAAAGCAGTATTTTCTGCCCACGCTTCACCAGATTTTCTAAAGGCGGTTTCTAGTAGTTCGCCTGCACCTGCTAAACGCTGCATCGCATCAATTTCGTTTACAGACTCAATGCCTAGATCTTTCAAAGTGCCCGTAACATTTCCGCCTTCATCTTTAACACGACCAAGACCTTTGACCAAGGCAACAATAGCGTCTTGAGGGCGTTCTTGCCACATCTGTGCAAATTCCTCTGCACTTGTGCCGGCAATAGCAGCGAAGCTCTCGACCGACTCGCCACCCTCAAGAACCGCAGTATTGACCTTTTGCATGACACGACTCATTGCGGAACCACCAGCCTCTGCGTTGATACCTACAGAAGACATAGCAGCGGACAGACCCATGATTTGAGCCTCTGACAAACCAATCAAGTTACCCGTACCAGCTAGACGCAAGCCCATCTCCAAAATCTCTGATTCGGTTGTCGCAAAATTGTTACCCAAGGAAACAATCGTCGACCCTAATTCATCAAATTTATCCTGAGGCATCTGGGTGATGTTTGCTAAACGAGCCATAGAGTTGGCTGCCTCTTCGGCTGACAAGTTGGTGGATTGCCCCATGTCAATCATGACACGGGTAAAGTCTAAGACATTCTCCGTCTTAATCCCTAATTGCCCTGCAGCTTCTGCAACTGCGGAGATTTCTGTCGTACTCGCAGGAATTTCCTTTGCCATATTGCGAATGCCGGCACGTAAGTCATCATAGCTGATAATGACCTTGCCATTCGCGTCAACAACTTCGTCATTTGTCTTCATGACCCCTGCAAATGCTGATTCAAAATCACTTGCCGCCTTAACGGCAACCCCCGCACCAGCTACAATCGGAACAGTCAGCCCCATTGTCAACCCTTGACCAACAGAGGTTAATTTACTACCTAAACTCTTTGCCTTATCAGCAAATCGACCGATAGAGTCGTCAGCCTTCTTAGCCTCATTAGCATAATCCTGGAAAGCTTTCTTTGATTCAAGTAGTTCCTTCTCAAGTTTATCTACTTCTCTACTGCTTTCACCATACTCAGCCTTGGCTACTTCTAGTTGTCTTTCCAGATTTTCTACTTGCTGACCAGTATTTTTCATCTGCTCGGCAAGCTCTTTTTTCTTGATTTTGAGCAATTCGGATTCCTTGGCATTATTTCCCAAGGCCGAACGCTCCAAATCATACTTGGCTTTTATTTTATCGGCAGAATCGACCAGTCGGTCCTGCTCAGACTTTAGTGCGGATAACTTCTCCTTTCGTTCTTGAGAAGCACGAGCAGATTGACTTGTAGCCTCACGTTCTTTATCCAAAGCCTGCTTAGTCTGTTCAATGGCATTCTTTAGGTATTCTTCATTACGTTTAGCATCCAGTAGCTTATTGGTCCACGTCTGAGTTTCCTTAGAGTTTTCGCCAGTAGCCTTCGTGACTTCTTTTAGTCCTTGCTCAACTAACCTAGTCTTCTCTTGGGCGATTGAGTATTCAGAGGTCAATTTATTCAGCTTTGACTCTAGCTTATCAGTCTCGCTACCAGTCAGACGCATTTGTTCCTGTTGCAATCTAAATTCTTTATTCAACGACGTTATCTTGGAATTCATTTCTGATATTCCCTTGTTAAATTCAGAATTTAAGACTTTGTAAGTTACTTTTACTTCGCTTTGTTTCGCCATATTACTCCCTTGTTTTTTAAAAGAATACGTATAAAATACGCATTATCTCTTGACAAGTCTTTAGATTATGTGTATAATATACGTATAGAAAGTGAGGTAAGCAATATGCCAATGACCGCGAAACAAATGGTCAAATTTCTTAAAAAACATGGATTTAAGAAAATAAGACAGAAAGGAAGTCACCAATTCTTCAAAAACGAAGAAACCGGCAAAATGACAACCATTCCGATGCACAACGGAGACCTAGACAAAGGTACAGAGGACGCCATCTTAAAGCAAGCAGGTTTGAAATAATCTGCTTGCTAGTTGGCATTGTTTACTTCACTCAAACACAGTAAAGGAGAAAAATTATGTTGCTCTATCCAGCTATTTTTACACAAGGAGAAAAATATATCACTGTCACATTCCCTGATGTACCCGCAGCTATCACGCAAGGAAAAGATCAGGCAGAAGCCTTTGAAATGGCTCAAGATGTCCTTGGACTAGTCCTCGAAGACTATTCAGAATACCCACAAGCCACACCTATTCAGGAACTCAAAAAACAATATCCAGATAGTGATATTGCCCTAATTGCCATTGATATGCTGGCTTATAAAAAGAAATACCAATCTAAAGCCGTTCGAAAAAATGTGACCGTCCCAGAATGGTTAAACAGTATCGCTGAAGAGAATAATATTAACTTTTCTCAAGTACTGACAGAAGCTCTAAAGCTTAAATTGAATGTTTGAGAGTCCATCCGGACTCTTTTTTTACTCACTATGCTTCCAAGCCTCGATAGCCACTTTCAGACTTGCCATTTCCTCAGCTTCCTGGATAGACATACCTAGCACCAACTGCATATCAATCCCAAAGACAAAAGAGTAATAGCCGATAACCTCATCCACCTCAACCTTTTCCCAGTTGATGCGAGGAGCACGACCATTACTCTTCCCTTTTTTCGTCTTCTTTTCAAACGCTAGTTGGATTTCTCCTTTTTTGGCTGACCATTCCCCTGCACAATTTGTTTATAAACACGACCAGCAATTTCTAAGTCAAACACAATTGCTTTAGCAAATTCATCCTTAGACATAGTTCCGCCTGCCGCTCGATAGGCAACAAACGGAGCGTTCTCCAAGTCCTTTTCATTGATATTCACGTTCTGCTTACCATTCTTCATCGCCGAAGAAAAAGCGTTTTGTGAAAATAAGCCATCTTTCTTGGCACGTTGCCAATCATACAAACTAATAGGAGTCTGAATCTTGACAGACTCCCCATTCAACAATTTCAATTCGGTAATTTTCTCAGACATTACTTATTCCTCCTAAAGAATTACTTTCTTAACCAATGTTGGTGTGAAGGTCTTATTCCAACCACTTACCACATCAGATGCAGCACCATCACCTTCGATTGCTTCGTAATAGAAGAAACCATTCTCATCTGCAAGCGCAGAGAAAGTTGTTTCAATTTCCGCAATCTCTTCTTCACCATTGGTAACATTGATTTTAAATGGACTAGTCCAAGAAATATTAGGAAAAGCAATCAGTTTATGGTTCTCGCGCCCCAAATCATACATGTCCCATGTCAGAGCCCCAGAAGATACCTTCGGCTTACTCGTAAGACCATAGACACCTGTCTTCAACTTATCATTGGTCAAACCAAACACCTTCCGTAAAATAGCTACAGGCATGTGCATTGAGACAGTTGCGTTCAATTTTTGAATAATTGTGACTTCCTTGGTAACATTCCCCTCACATTTCTTAGTGACAGTCTTACTTTCCGCCTCTACCGAAATAGAACCCGTACATCCCAACCGCTCAGCTGTACCAAGCTGACCACTGACCAATGGACGAAACTGTCCATTTGTGATTTCAAATTGTTCAAAATCTTGCAATACATCAAATACTTTTGACATTTCTTACTCCTTATGTCGTTAATAATTCTTGCTGTACTCGGACCAGTTCGTCAATAACATAGTCCAAGATAATTTCTTCCCGAGATGCCAAACCACGCTCAAAGAACGCTTGTGCAATCGGATTATGAGTTCCTCTTCCCTCATTAGGAAAGACCAGGTACCCAAATGACCCCTTATTCTTAGCAGCGCCACCTTTAGCTACAATATCAAAGCCCAGATTAAACATCCGCTCTTTAAGTGGGTTGGAGTACTTAGCGTGCCTCTTCTCTCGTTTACTGACTGGCATAAAACCAATGATAGCTTGCATCACTTCCTTGGTTCCCCGAACAAGCAAGACACGATTGACAACTTCCTCCGACTTACTCGGAATCTTTGCCATAGCCTCAGCAAGTTTGGTAGAGCCAGAAAAATCAAGAGTAGCTTTATTTGCCATAAAACTACCTCTCTATCCGAATCAATTGGTGAAAATTAAGCGTCGTAGCCGTCACCTGCTCATCTGTATTAACCAAGTTGCCCTTGTCAATTTCAGAGCTATCGAAAATCAAGCGACAGTCTTTCAACCGCTCAATCAGACCAACATCATCAAAGATAGCCCTCTCACGAGTAACAAACATGAGCGTGAAAGCCCGCTTGTATTGATTAGCATGTGTACCAGGTGTCAATCCACCATCATCAGAGTACAGAAAGAAGGACGGGTTGTCTGCAACCTCATCCCTTCCCATATCTAACCCAAAGCAAGGGAAACCAGTCCCACGAATCACCTCGACAATCCTACTTAGATCCAGAGGTTTGGATATAATTTCCGCCATCCCAGTACCCTACCTTTCTCAGAAATAGATACATATACTCCTGCCGATTATCAACATCCACCGACTCAACAGCGAAAAGTTCATCCTTTATCCGAACTTTATGCGATTTCTGGAAGTCCTGCACATAGTAACATTGGACCTTGATATCTACTGCAGATAGATTTGACACCAGGTAGCTATCATACTTGGCTACAATAGACTTGTAACCAAAGTACAATCTCCCCCGAGTCGTCAACTCTTCACCGATTTTCTTAGCCGTATTCTTGTCACGCTTGGTGGTCAAATCTCCATATTCAAGCAGTCCATCATTGAGTGGTTGATAATCACCTTGTTTACTCATTCCTCTTCCTCCTCAATCGCCTCACACCATTTTCATGTTGGAGACGCAATAACTGTCTTCTGTAATCTTCCTCGAACATGGAAGTATTCCCAGACCAAGCCCTACGACAGTAGGCTTTCAGCAGTATCCTAGGCAAGCCAGATACAGAGTAGTCTGACTCACCGCAGATACCATCAATATAGGCTATCCCTTCTTCGATGTATTCCTTAATCTCACTATCTTGACTTTCCCAAGTCACACGTAAGTGCAACTTTATTGGTCCAAGAAGCTTACTACTCAAATCTTCGCTCACCTAGATACCTCCAGCTACTCTGCAACAGTCAATAAAGCAATCAAATCAGACTTCTTAGCCGCCTTGTCAAATTCAATACCTTTTTCTGTCAGTAACTCCTTGATTTCATCCGTCTTCAACTTGCTATAGTCTGTTTCAGATTCACTTTTTTCTAATACCTTGACAAATGCACGCTTTTCACTATTTTCACCCAAGAGGACTTCGAGGCGTTCAGCATCCACCTCGAAGACATCCCCAATAGCACGGTCAAGCTGAGCGACCTTATCGAAAAATTCTTTCGTTACTTCAACTTTAATCAATTCCATGTTTTATTCCCCCTTCACTAAATAGACACCTTAGGATTAATAGTATCTTCTTTGACAATAGCAGCTGGACCCTCCAAATCTGGGATTGTCGCACCCGCAACACTAGAAATATCTGCCACAAAGAAAGCATTTTCATTCTTCGCAATCCCTTTACCAAAGAATTGAGCAATGTGCAAATCAAGATTTTGAAGTGCTAGAGTCTCACGATACTCTTGGATTTCAACGTTACCTGCAACAACTAGTAAGTAGTTATACGGAACACCAAAAACGAGTTTATTTTCTGTAACAGCATGCAATGGAATAATTGTCTCTCCAGTCGGCAGTTGGGTTGTTACCCATACCCCTGCATCAGTTCTGAAAGCAAGTTTTGGAAACACCTTCGACCAGTAGGTCATCGGATTAACAAGTACAGCCACTTGACCATTATCTGTTTTAGCTTTGGCAAGTGCGGCACGAATACCAGCAAGAGTTGACGGTGTCAAATCAGTTAATTCAATAGCCTGTTTTTCTGGATAGACACCACCGGAATCTCCCGAGAGTTTTCGCATCATGCCTAAAGGTTTTTCTTTACCATCACCATTTACAACAGCCTCTTCAAGAGATGCTGCCATTACTTCTTGCAAGAATGTGATGACATAACTAGCCAACCAAGATGGACCAAGTTTGTAGTAGCCCTTCGGAACTGCAATATAGCCAGAAAGTTGTGATTGAGAAATATCCAATCGTTTGAACGAATCCAAAAGAATTTGTTGGATATCCGCAGGAATAGTCCCCCAGAAAGCACGTTTCTTAGTCGAGTCACCGTAAATAAATGCAGTTTTCACATCGCCAACCTGCATATCAATCAAAGACAACAGAGGGTGTTCTTGTACCAAATTACGATACACATCTTCAATGATAGTTTCTGGGAACATCTGATCTAAGCCAGTGATTTTTTGCTTTTGAGCTGCTTCACTGAAAAATTTACGTTCAGCGGATGTCAATTTCCGACGAAGTCCACGTTCGGCAAGGATAGACTCATCTAGCACCCCTTCTTGAAACTCCGCAGCAGCAGCCTTAACTTGTTCAGATACATTGGCTTCCAAACCGGTAACAAAGTTTTCAAAGGCTTGTTTTTGCTCCTGCTCGTTATCTGTTCGCAAAGCAGCAAACAATTGTTCGCGAGCTTCAGCAAAGTTTGTCTTCAAATCGTTGTTAATCAATGACATAATTATTATTCTCCTCTTTTTTGTGTAAATAAAAAGGCAAAGCGTTCAATATTTCGCTTTCCCTTATCCTCATGTTCATCAGTCCCATACTTAGCCATAAGGCTATCTAGGACATTGGTTTCAGCGTCATTAGACACTTCTTCTGGCTCATCTTCGCCATAAATACCATCAGCAAGACCCAAGGTGACTGCCTCATCAGCCGTGAGGAAAGTCTCCTCATCAAGAAGAGCTTTCAACTCCTCTCTGTCGCCCTTAAAACGCTTAAGGTAGGTCTCTTCAACAGATACCTGGGCCTTGTCCAAATCGTCAGCCACCTTACGCAATTCCTTGGCATTGCCATAGGCAAATGTCCATGGATTGTGAATCATCAACTGCGTATCTTTTGGCATCAAAATCTTATCAGCACCCATAGCAATGATAGATGCGGCACTTGCAGCCAAACCATCAATAATCACCGTCACAGTCTCATCACGCTGACTAAAGAAATTCTTGATTGCAATTCCCTCAAACATATCACCACCGTAAGAATTGATATGTACTTCAATTTCATTTCCTTGGAAACCTGCCAAAGCATTGCGAACATCCTTGAAGTTAATCCCTTCCCAGTAACCACCAACAGTGCCGTGTAGGTATAATACAGCCTTATCGTCATTTGAGACAGATGCCTCAAATTTAAACGGAATTTGTTTTGTCACTAGTTTCCTTTTCTCCTTTCTTTTGATTATCACCAGAGCCATCAGCCCTAGCATAGTTTAACGATACAAAGTATTGATTAGCCCACGGCTCATCAATCGGCTCTTCTCCCAGTTTATCCCTCAATTCGTTTGTACTGAGAGCACCGATTCGGAACAGAGCCTCACCAGCCGCAGCAAATTTCTCTGCACTGTAAACTAGGATTGTGTTCGTTTGTATCTTAAATTTTGAGCCAACAGCCAGATGTTTCTTACCGTATAGCTTGCGATTAATTTCCGTCTCAATCGCATCAGCCCACGGACGTACACCGAAATTGACAAAGTTATCACGAATCGCCTCCGCATCTGCTACATCCCCCTTCATGATTCCACGAGGAATCGAGAAAGCGTCAGCGGCATAGTGGACAACATCCATGATGACATCGGAAATATCACGAGTGGTTACTGCCCCACTTTTAGTATTAGCACTGGTCTGCACCAAGCTAGATATCTCCAAGCCCTCTTCCAAAGGAGTAATGGAATCTTCATCAGACAGAACCGCAGCAAACCGCTTCTCATACATCTCATCCATGATAAGATCGTATTCCGTTGTCTCGTTACCTTCATCATCTACCTCAACTACAGCCTTTCCGTATTTCTGGTCAAATAAGGTACCAATATTCAGACCAAGTTTCAAAGCGTTTCCCCTGTTGTAATTGCGAATCGCTCCACCAATCAACTTCCCATATTCCGAGTACAGGTCATCCAAGTAACCTTTTGCCCTAGAATCATTCATGGTAAAGTGCAAAACATCTTCTTCCTGATAGACCGCATTCAACTGCAGTCCACCAGCAACCGTGATGTTCTTGTAAACATTTTGACGAAAGGCTTTCTTGTCAATTTCAAAGCTCTCCGCAAGAATGAACTCACCATTGTGCATCAAAACCAAAGCACCATCTGAGTTCTTGACCATCTGACCAATCAAAGCAGCAAGAAATTCATTCTGAGTCTGATTTTGGTTTGGCTCATAATTAAACCGATACCAAATATCCCCCTTCTGAATCTTACCTTTGTTGTAAGTCTCATAGTTTGCCAAAGACAAAGCATTGGCTATCTTGTCAATACACATCTGCAGAGCAAATTCCATAAACTGCACTCGCTGACCAGACCGACGAACCGCTGCCTCCAACTCCTTACGACTAACCTTCTTCACAGTACCATCGCGGGCGAAAAAACCAAAGAAATTATTTAACCACCCCAACTGGACCACCTCCTTTTCTAATCAGTGACTTACTTACGCTTGTACCAGGGACGCTTCAATCGTTCGACTTCTTTTTCTAACTTCTCAATCCGTTTCAAGTGAGCCAAAAACTCAGCGTTAGTACTTTCAGCATTCTTGCAACAACGCTTCTCCAACTCTTCGAAACGCTCATCAGTACGAAATTGCAGCTCAAACAACCGCTCCACTTTCCCATTTAGATAATCAAGCGTCTTCCAAATCAAAACAAATGGACGATATTTTTTCTTAATTCTCTTAGACATATAAACCTCCTCTCTAAATATATTTACAATGCGAGCAAACCCCTCCGCTATTGGATTTGTGACAATAGACACATCTAGAGTAGCTAGCCGAACCTCCGTTTACATAAGCAACTGCTACTAATTCGTTTAACGGAACTCTCGTTGAATTACTTAATTCATTTGTAGCCTCTAAATTAGATAAAACTGCAAATCCATTATTTTTCGGCAAAACAAAGTTTTCTACCATACATCTACCTCGTAAAACTACGCAATCTGCGATTAATTTTCACAGCCCTCTTCTCCAACTGTTCCTCAATTGACATCGCATGAATCAAAGCTGAAAAACCATCTGTCTTCCTCCTCTCTGGATCAATCTTCTTGTAAGTTTTATTCCCTTTACCATCAACATCAACGTAGACATTATTTGTGTACCACCGCATCATGCGGTCTTCTCCAAATGCAATCTCATGATTTGCAAACATCATATCAACCGTAGGGGCAAGCCTAGAATGAGTAACAGAACCACTTCGAACAACTTCTATCGGCAAGCCAGCATTCTCAAAAGCCTCTTTGACCGGTGCCTTTCGGAAATCATCCATCGCTATATTGACAATCTTGTATTTCTCAGCCATCTTCACAAACCAATCAGCCACATATTTAGGATCCATTACCTTACCAGGTACTATCGTAACCAACCCCTCGTGTTGTGGAATCGTAAAATCCATCTTAAAATCTTGGATTTTCAAAGCCTCTGCGACAATAAAGGTATGATGTAACCAATACCGCATCTTACCTCGTCTAAACAAGAGACCCACACCGATAAAGTCACGTACATCCGCATAGTCGATACCGCCTACACACTCCATTCCCTCCAAATCATCTGGTAAGGGTCTGCTTGCTGCCACAATATCATCCCACTCGGCAACAGCATGCGTCGTATCTTCCAAAGGGAAATTACATCGCTTAGTAATAAAGTCTAGGAATAACTCCTTGCTACGTAAAGCACGCTTGTAGGCTTTTCTGTACTCTTTCAGCAAGGTTGGCAAGTATGGCAACATCGGATTGGCCTTTATCCAAGCAAGTTCATCTTCCCACTCTTCAAACGCATCAATCTTAGCCAAAATCGGCAACATACCAGCACGATAGTCACAAGTTGAAAGAATATCCCTAGCAGTCTGCTTGTAATCATCCAGTACCGCACCACGAACCTTACCATCCGTCGTTAGGTACATCACAGAAGCATCCGCAACCTTACCAAGAGCATTGATATAGACATTGATATTGTCATAATTCAAATACTCATGTAATTCATCAAAGATAACCAAACCAGGACGAAGACCATCCTTGGTCCGTGCATTTGAGGTGTGGTATTTAATCTTAGACCTAGATTTGATAAAAGTAATTAAGGTCTGGGAGAACTTGTAAGCCTTCTGCAAAACAGCATGATCTTTAATCGTATTGTAAACATCATCGAATGATGTCTTAGCCTGAGCCTCGCTATTGGCAACAATATCCACATTGTACTCGCGAATACCGTTGCGATTGCTAGTTTTAAAAAAAGCCTCATCCGAAGCAATACTGTTCTTACCAAATCCACGAGCACATAATAAAAACAGCTCGGGAAATACCAAACTGTCATCGCTCTTCCAACGGATAGCATTAACTGCCGCATGAATAAATCGTTGCGGAGGTTGTAGCTTATATGGGCGATATTTGTTGATAAAATCAACAACACTATCAGCTTTTTTTACATCAACATAAATTTCTGGATCAGAAATGGCAGCAATTACCAAATCCGCCATCTGCTTAATTTCCTTACAGACAGGATATTTCTCTGTAACGATATCTCTCAACCAGTCGTCAATGTGGGAAGTTCCGCTGGTAAAATTAAATGTCTTCGCCATCCTCGGACTTCAATTCCTTAGCTTCGATTCCTAATTTTTCAAGCATGACCATCATCTGCTTATTGACATTAACTTGGAGAGACACGGAATCATTTTTCTTACCATCAATACGTATACCATTCAACTTTATATCCTGTCTTAAAAGTTGAGATGTCTCCCACAGGGAAATATACTGCTCAACTAAATCTTTAAATGGCTCCTCATATTTTTTACGCTCCTGCAAAATGCGAATCAGCTTGATTCGTAAATCATCACGAGACTTAACATATTTTTTCTGAGCAACCAAAGGGCGTTCCCAGTCAAATTCTGGGTATTCTAAAAAACCAGCCATATTTCTCCTTTCGTGTGAGTTTTTTTGTTCTTGATAAAATTTCGCTAGATATCTTTTCCGAGGTACCCCTTCCCGTTGCACGTTTCCCCTTTAGAAAAGCCATTTGGTTTGACCCGGGGGCTTACCACTGTTCCTTGTTGTCAAATTTTCGACGATGATAGCCGCTGAGTTTTTCTGGGTGCTCTCGGTTGTGACATGGATTGCATAAACATTCTGTGTTGTCTAGTTCTAATGCTAACTCTGGATGCTGTCGCACTTCCTTCTTGTGATGCACCATATCTGCTGGTGTGTATCGACCTGCTCGCATACAACGTTGGCATTCGTTGTTATCCTTTTGCCTACGCACCTTTCGAATGATTCTCCATTCCTTAGTCCAATAGAACTCTTTGACTTTGTCAGCTCTGATTAGCTCGACTAACCTGTCAAGTATTTCAGGAGTCATCAGATTCATTTGATTAGACCTTGATTTGCAAGCCATTCCTCTGTGAGTATCTGTTGGATCTTAGTTGTAAGCTCTGGATTGAGTTGTCCAACCTGTATTCCAAGATTGTCCAATAGCTTTGCGTTGTGGTCTGACGACAACACTTGACGCATGAGACCAGTAAATAATGCTGCAACTTCTGAATTGGTTAGTCGATTGATTGCTATAACATCATAAATGTGCTGATTGATTTCATCAAGCGACTGTCTGTTTTGGTTCAAATAGTCGTCGATTTGCTTTTTCGCTATCGCATTCATCTTGTAAACTCCTAGTTCTCGTTTTTTTGTATCGAATTATGCAAGGTTTTACTAATTCTATTTCATTTTTTTATTTTTAGAAAACGCTTGGTATCAATGGTTTTTAGGGCTAAAAAATAAAAATGCAAGGTCATCGTAAAAACTTTGCTATATGCTTGATAAATTTTAGAGATTGAGTTTGTCTACTGTTTTATCTTCAGAGTCGCGAGTCACTCCAATATACGCCAATGTTGTCGATTCTTTTTGATGATTAAGCAATTTCATGATGTCTCCTACAGTTTTATTTCCTTGTGTTGTAAAAATTTGGAATCCGAAAGTTTTTCGCATAGAATGCGTGCCAATCTCTGGTATTCCAAGGAAGTTAGCGGCAGATGTGATAATTCTCCACGCTTGCGATTCGCTCATCTTCCTGTTTTGCTTGAAGCTTCCAGGGAATAAGTAATCCTCGTTTTTTAACTTTGTTACACCGAGATAGTTCCTTATTGCTTTTTTCAAGCTTGAGTTCATCTTCCGATCAGTAAATTTCCCGGTCTTTTCATCGAAATGTTTGATTCGCCAGCCTGTGACATCCTTAACTTTAAGATCGCGGATATCCCCCATTCGCAGGCCTGAGTTGATACCAGTAACAAATAAAGTATAATTTCGCAGTCTAAGTATAGGATTCTTTGCACTGTCGTGCATTAAGTAATCCTTCATTCGCTGGATATCTTTACGATCACGAATTGGTTGTTTAGTTGCCACTGGTTCACCTCCTTTACAAAATTAAAAAAGCCACACTTGCTTGTGCGACTTTTTAATGCGATAAACCACGACTCGAACGTTATGACCTAAAACGGACCTCCCCTTATCGCATACATTAAGTTATGATACAAATATAACACATTGTTTTTGTCACTTCTATACGTTTTTGTGACAAGATTACATCAAAAGTATTTTGGCTAAAGTGTCCAATATAACTTCGCGTCGTCTATAAATTTGCTTTCGGTGCTTATAAAGATAGCCAGTATCTCCATTTTGCATAATATACAAAATTTGAACCCAATCGTACTTTGTATGTTCTCCCCAACGCAAATGAAAGATTTTCTTATCATCTGGTTCGAGTGCATCAAGTAATTTTGAAATTGCTGTTTGAAACTCTTCCAACTTTAGAATCACTGGATCACTAGCGTATGTAATGGCTAGGTTTTCGGATGTATTGCATGAAGTGCCACTTCTACTAGCTCCCGAATCATCTATGTCTGGTATGGTTAAATTTTTAATTGCATAAAGCCTTTCTAGTTCGTGTCTCCGTTCTCCAATAAGCCTATCTATTTTTAGGTACTTAGCTTCAAGTTCAAATTCAAGAAAATCACGTCTAGTCTTGATTGCTGTCTTCTTTGTCAAGCTGTTCCTCCCATCTTCTTAATGCCTCAGCAATGTTCTCAGCGAAATAGCCTATGACTGTACAAATCTCCTGTACCACTTGACTAATTGCATCAGCAATTGCTTCTAGCTGTTCGGGGCTTAGTTTGGCCAGTTCCTGTTCCAACTGTTCCAGTTCTCGTTGTCGTGCCTGCTTAGCTTTCTTTTTCTTGATTCTTTTGTTCATGTTTCTTATAAGTCTCCCATGCTCCCATGATGATAGCGATTAGCACGACCAGTAGGAAAGCGATCACAATCATTGCTACTAAAAATTTAATAATTTCAAGTAAAATCATAGTTCCTCCGAATAATACTTATCACCTTTAGCCTTTACTTCTTGAAAATAGGCTCTGTAGCTTTCATCTTGAATGTCATCAAGGTTGATTTGCTTTGCCACTTTATAGACTGGCTCATTATAGTCACAACAATGTAAATGCCACAACTGATTCTCCTGCAACGTGTTTTGATTGAAACCGCATGAGCTTTGAGCTGCTGCAAAAACAAGTGCTGTCAATAACTCTTCATCAAGCTGAATTGTAATCATTTCGCCCTCCATCTTCTCGTATTAGCCTTTTTCTTAGTAGATTCTCTGGCCATCTCGTCCCAGACATAATCAGCATTTTCAAGCATGAAGTCCACACATTTGTCCTTCAGAGTCTCAATTTCAATTTCTTGACGCTCTATGTCTTTGTATGCACGGTTGTAAAGTTCATCTTTCAGGAACTCATTTTCTTTGAGCAACTGAACTACATCAATTTCAATCTTACATCCATAATCTGGTAACAATCTAATTCCATTAAAACTCATTTAATACCTCCATATCAAACCCACTATCAATAAATCTATACGTCAATTCTGGATTGATTCCGTTGCCCAATCTTTGATAAATCAAAGCTATATCTTCATCTGAAAAAAGTGTTCCTAGGTAACGATTAAGAAAATTTTTGGTAAATTCTCTAAAAAGACAATTCCGTTTCTCACTTTTAAATGGTTGCCCTTTTGCAATTGTCCTACTGCACCACATCAATAATTTTGCAACGATGTCTCTTCGTGACTGTACTCCTTCCAAACTAAAATACGTGTTTGTTTTTGGAATCAGTATCACTTCCAAATTCGCATTTATATATGACATTGGAAATAAGCCGAGCAGTTCTTTTAGTTCATTCATTAGTTCAGTATTCATTTCTTCCCCTAACATTCGTAATTATAGGCAAAATATAGATTTTCGCCTATCGGATAGTAATAAACGCCATGAAAATCATCGCCAGAATAACCACCAGACTGATCACAGTATTCTCCGTCAAATTGCTCATCTCCGTAAGCGCTGTGACAAATAATAAAACAACTCCGTAAGATACTATCAGATTCAATATTGATTAAAAAATCATTGATTCTCTTGTATTTACGAACACAATTTTCCACGAGCTTTTTCGGATAATGACCATTTTCAATATCTCGAAACTCAGCCATGAAAACTATCTCGCTGTCCAATTCCGTCCATCTTCTTGCCAAGCGAATGATCTGTTTTGGAATTTTATATGCTGCCTTTTGCTTTTTCTTCTTGATCCGTTTGTTCATCATATCCTCCTAAAACGGCAAG